TTCATGTGCCAATCAATATGGCCATCTAATTTATCATCGACTTTATCTACTTGTTCATCAACGTGATCTATCTTGTGATGTAGATTAATTATATCATCTTTAACTGTTACCAGGATATTGGCAACAACGTTGTGATCAGCTTTATTTTCTGCTCTACCCTTTTGTATAAGGGCTGCTATAACGCCACCAACGGCAGCAATAACGGCAACGGTTACAGCTTCCATGTTACCACTTAACCCTATCTGCCCAATAGGCTGCCGACATTTTGCCTTTGGAAATATTCTTAGCGTGACGGGCCTTAAAAGATTTTCTTCTAGCAGCATAGGACTTTGATTCGCCTTGTTTTTTAGGGGAGCCAGAAACACCCTGTTGTCCAAACCTAATTGTCTTAACTTGATCGCCAGACTTAGCAACTACTATGTGAGACTTCTTTGGGTGACTGGGTGTTCTTTTTGGTTTATTAAAACCAGAAACTCCGAGCCCTCTTTAATCTAGGATCTCTTTTTGCTGCCATTTTTATTTCCTTTAGATTTTGACTTTTTCTTTTTATTAATACTAGCAGCATCAATCCCGTACATAGAATTGTTTGTTCCCATACGGGGTCCGCTTATATATATATTTTTTTTAAATGCCATTACTTTTTCTTTTTTCTTTTAGCTGCTACAGAAATAGCTATTGCAACTGCCTGCTTACGAGACTTGACAACAGGCCCACCCTTGCCAGAGTGGAGTGCCCCTTTGCCAAACTCATCCATTACCTTGGTTATTTTCTTTTGGCGGATTGTCTTTTTCTTTGCCATCAGGTTTCCTCTTTGGTTTGATATTACCCTTGGTAATTTTGCGAAATTTTGCGTAAGACATAAGTATTATAGTAATAAAAAAAGTTCCCCCAACTAATGTCGGGGGAACTTTTTTCTAATTAAAAATTAAGAGCTTTTCTTAGGTCTGCCTTTTGGCTTTGACGTTCCAGTCTGCTTTTTTGCTGCTGGCTTCTTAGTAGAGGCTGTTTTCTTAGGAACTTTCTCCTCAATTACTGAGGTTACTTTCTTGGCTTCTTTCTTTGCAGTCTCTGTAACTACAGTTACAGACTCATCGACTGCAGCTGCAATCTCTTCAACCTCAGAAACTAGGCTGTCAATTAAAGCATTTACAGCTGCTGAAGTTGGATCCGATGCCTTCTTTTTTTTAAAAGAAAACAGTACATTTTTAATTTTTAGGGCTATTTTTTTAAACATTTTAACTTCCTTTTTAATTTTCCAAAAATATAGTAGATATAAAAACTCATTATTTACCTTGTTGAGAATCTTTAATTATCGTATAGCGCTCTCCTGTTTCTCTGGAAACCATAGAAAAACCATCTACTGCAGCCTGTCTAACTGCTTCAGTCAAAGCTTCTCTGTCTAGAGGATTAACGTCTACTAAAGGTATTGTTACTCCTGCATAAACATCTATGTTTTCAAAGTTGCCAATGTTTATTTTTCTATTAACTCCACAAATAAATACTGGATTTGTAGATATAGATATTTCTTGTGCCATTAGATTTACTACCTGTTCTATTGGTGAGTCTGTTGATTGTTCTTGTGCTGTTTTTGATATCTTAGGCATTGGTTAAATTCCCCAATCCTAATATAGACATTGTAGCAGATGTTTGCTCTTCTATCGACATATTATCAGTATTTATTACAAATGAACTTATATTTTTTATTTGTTCTATTTGTTGTTCTGATCTATGTGCAGCAAGTATTGGGTCCATAAATTGTCCATCTCTTTTTAAGATTCTATTTTGAAGAGTTTCCTCAGAGGCGTCAAAGCATACGACCATTCCGTTTTTTTGTTTTAAAATATTCTCTGCTTCGTTTATAAAACGAACGTCTGAAATTATAACTGCGTATGGCATTCTATCTTCTTCATTAGAATTCTTTATATACTCTCTATGAAGTGCAAATGACTTTGATATGCCCCACTTTGCAAAGCAGTCTTCAAAATCTTTTCTACAGATGTCACCAGCTTTTTGCAAAAATGATCTTGGCTTAATACCTTCAGGTTCTATAAATAAATTTTTAATTTCAAGAACTCTTGAGATAAAATCATTATATGGTGGAATGTTGCCAAGGGGATTTTTGCCATAAACATCGTATAATGCTTCGTGCAATGCATACAGCTGCCTATTGTTTTCGTTTATTCCTTTAATTGTTCTTCTTATTGAAGACATTTCATAGAGCGGTAGAGCATAGAATATGTGATCCCATTTTATTCCACCCTTTGTTGTTTCGATAGAACCCTTAGGAACTATATTTTCGGCGACTGATGTTTTACCACTACCAGCTCTACCAGCTAAACCTATAATTATAGGTTCGTTATTATTAAATTCTTTAATGTTCATAGTTTTATTATATCATCTCATCTTCTTGATTGCATTCTTTTTTTCTTCTAATTGATCTAAGAATTGATTAGCCAACATATCAGGCTCCCATACGAATGCTCTTTTTACTTGAATAACTCTAAAAGAGTATTCCTCTCTAATGTCCTGAACAGTCATAAGAAGGGGAACTAAAGACTCATTTTTGCACTGCCAATTTCCATTTATTTGATTAGCAACAACTGCAGAATCAGTATATATTATTGGATCAACAAAATCCGAAAGAGAGCATATAAGTAAACCGGCTATAACCGCTTCATACTCTGCTTCATTATTTGTTCTAGGCCCCAAACCTCTAGCAAACTGAGCTACTTTTTTTCTATTTTTATAGACAACTGTAGCACATGAAGCCTCTCCAAACTTTTTTTGACCTTGACCCCTTGATGCTCCATCGCAGAATACTTCGATATTCATTACTATTTAATTTCTACATTAAAAGGAATATTAAGCTCTTTTGCCCTAGCTTTTATGCGGTCGTACATAGTTTTTGCTGATGCTATGTACGTTGCATTCAGCATGAATCTTTCATTATTCATCTGAACTTGTGTAGGAAAGTCTAGTTTTTCTCTTTTTTGTGCGTAAAATTCTTTTGAAGAATTAACCGATTTATAATGAGCTATATACATAATTAAAACGTCCTAAAATCTGCTTCAGAAAAATGTCCTTTTTCTTGCCTAAAAGATGCTACCTGCATAGACTGAACCTTATCCATTAGTTTTCGTGCTGACTCAGAAGATATTCTTGCAGAAGATTCCATAGACTCTGCGAGCTCTACTACAGCCTCCATGGCGACTAGTGCCATATGCTCAGAGTCTGCAGCAGCTATTGCGTTTGCTTCTCTTTCCGATTCGTTTTTACCCACTCTGTTAGCCTTGTAGACTCGCTTGTATTGGCCTTCTAGTAGCTTGTACTGAGCTCTGGCAATTCCAGCGAACCTAGCTGCCCTACCATATACATTAGATGATCGTGCAACAAGCGACGCTAGATCCTCCACTGTAAGGTCAACAGAGTTTGCATCTGGTATTTCTATGTAATATCTTTTAATAGATTCACCATTAGCTATAGAAGTTATGACCTCTTTTAGTTGTGGTTCTAAAAAATTAGACATAACAGAAAGTATTTCGTTTACAGATTCTTTATTCATTTTAGTTACCAATGTCGATCGGTATGACTAGGTCATACATATTATTTTTTACTATTATGTCTTTTAACTTTTGTTTAATTTTAGTCATGTGTTCTCTAACGGTGTTTGGGTGTTCTGTTATCTTCAATGCTATCTCAGATGATCTATGCTTGTCAATGTATTTCCATTTTAATAACTGTCTTTCTTGAACTGACAGTTCATCAAAAGGAGTCATGGCAGTCTGCCCTAATACCCAAAACTCATCTATTGGTTCTGCAAACATAAGATCATTGATAGCGTGTTCCATTGTATCAATATTGATACCAGGACCTTCAGATTCTTGCTCGCTATTTTCTGACGATGTATTATCCAATATAGCGAACGACTTTCTTCCTAATTGATCTATCAAAAATGTGTCTACATTCTTTTTTAATAAGTAGAAAAAATAACTATATAAGAATGCACTAAATGGAATTGGTCCTTTTTCTGAATCTTTTCTTTCATATCTTTGAACACATTGAAAAAATGTCATATTAACAGTCTGTCTAACATCTTCTTCAGTGCAGTATCTTTTGGTCATATAGTTAATTCCGATTCATAGCTTCAAAAACAACTTTTGAATGCTGTGAATTCATTTTATTCTTCATCAATGCAAATCTTGTAAAGTTATCTTTAATAAATAAAGATACGAATCTTCTAATATCGTAGTCTCCTATGTTATATTTTCCAACATATAACATGGTTACATACTTAGTTAAAAAGTTATTAAAAACTTTTAACAGTTCCTCTGAGTCTTTTGTATTGCCGCTTTTTTGCTGAGGCAATAAGCGCTTGCATTTCTTCTTCTTCTAGAGAGTAGTATTGCTCTTTATAACTAGCCATCTTAACTTCCTTCCCAATTGGGAATTTTATTTATATAATTATTTTTTATGTCTTCATAAAAGATTACGTTTTTGATTTCAAGAAGCTTTGCAAAGTTCTTTCCATCTGTTGAGTACTTACTGATAATAAAAGTTAATTTTTCAAACTCTAAAGGATAATACCTTTTGAATCTTTTTAATTTAATTTTACTCTTATCATCAAGATATCCTTTAATCTCTATCCACTCATCATGTTTTGGTAGATAAAAATCAGGAACGTATCCTTTTGTTCCTCGTTTGATTGGAAAAGTAAAAACTTTTGGTTCAAACTCAAAAACTATTTCGTATGCATTTAGAATTCTAGAAAAATTGGCTTCCCAATTAGACCTAAAATTCATTCCAAGATCTTTTCTGTAGCCTGTTTTTGTATGTCTATAGGCATTGCCCTTGACATTCTTTGTTTCTTGTTCTAATATGTCAGCGTCAATTGCTTTTGACTTAAGGGCTTTAAAGTTTGGATGTTTCTTTTTTTTCGATCTAGAAAAAAAATACTCCTCAGGACTTGCGCCATCTATATTCATACTGGTATCCTTTACAGGTCAATAACAACAAATATATTATAGTTTATATTTCAACAAAAAACAAACTAAAATTAGCCGAAAGGCGGAAAGACAGAAATGAACACCATTACTACCATCATCAACAGCATGTCTCAGCAGATCAACGAGGATGCAATCGACACCCTTGTTAATTTTGGCATCAGCCACAATGACGCTGTCAAGACTGTAATTGAGAGCGACTTTGATCTCATTCAGTCCGTTGAGTCAAACCCTGTTGAGCTGTTGGAACTTGAATTCTAATAAGCCAATAAAAAATCCCCCCTTTCCTTTTGGAGAGGGGGGATTTTTTTATATGTCTTTATTAAATTTTTTTAATCTTACAGCACCTATGCCGACATGCTCCGCTCTTAGCATGATCGCAAAAAGAACAAAATCTTTCATTCTTTGTTGGTAAAAAGTTTTGATCGTCCATAATCTTATTAATTCTTTTAATTAAATTAACCTTAATAAGATCTAAATCTTCACTAGAATAGGTATGAGATTTAAGTCTATTAGTTCTGAGGTAATGCAGTGAAGCTGTAATTTCTTTTCCTGGAAAGAAATGAGAAGCTGCTAGGGCATATATTCCTAGCTGCAAATTGCTGTGCACATCTTTTGCTGCAACTTCTCTTTTGCCAGTTTTGTAGTCAACAATATGGACTGAATCACCTATGATGTCAACCCTATCTATGAATCCAATAATTAAATAATTACCTATAACAAATTTAAAGCCCATTTCTTTTTCAAATACATCAAAAAGCTTTCCTTCATTTGAGTCATAAAACTCTTCTATAATTTCACTGCCAACAGAAATTAAAGAATTAGAAATTTGAGATTTTGGATCAAAAGAATTTTTATGCTCTTCATATTTTACTTTCATTTCATCAATTGACAAAACGTTAGTGTCAGAAACTACATCCTCAAGAACTGCATGGACGATATTACCGAGAACTGCTGCCTCACCAAATTGCCTGGGCTCTCTTTTAATATATGAAAAGAAATATTTAGAAGGACACATCTCATAAGTGTCTATTCGAGAATAGCTAAATTCTGTTAAGGATAGCTTTTCAAAATCAGATAAGTCTTCTATATTTTTTACTGATAAATGACTCATTGATCTTCTTCCTGAAAAGAAGATACAACATTACCATCTTTATCATATTCTGTTCCAGAATCATCTATAATATGGCCAGTATATTGATTTCTATATACACCTTCTCCTATTGAGATCCAACCACTTTTACCTATTTCCATATGATCATCTTCAACGTATGGCCACATTTTCATCTCCTATTTTAATATTACATTGTGTAAAATTTTCTATGTTGCAATAGTAATTAAGAACTGTATATAAGTCCTTTAGTTCTTTTTCAGTACAAAATATTCCAACTACTCCAGTTTGAATAAAGTACTTTGCATTTAAACTCTGTTCTTGGTCATATTCAATTAGGGTTATGTTATTTAAAACTACACGCCCTGCTTCTTCTTTAATCATCTTAGTCCTCATCTACTATGGTAATTGGATTCCAATTTGGATCATTAAGTTTTTCTCTCATATCTTTAACATATGAGTCCCAGTCTCTTTCATCTTCTGACTTCTTTTCATACTTGACAGTGCCCTTAAAAGGATTTGATTTAAATCTAGTCATAAGCAGTCTTCCTTCTTGGGTTCTCCATCTTAATACCCCATTCTTGCAATCGCAGAAATCATCTGGATGGACATCAATCTTTCCTTCCGGATCATATCTTCCAGAGCATGAATTACACTTGGTGTATCTGCCCTTGTCCTGACACCTATTGCATGATGTACAAAATACCCAACATGGGTTTTCTGTTGGATTTTTATAAGACCCTTTTGCGCTCATTATGACTCCTTTAATATTTGTTCTAATTGTTCTTTAACTGATAATGATGTAGATTTATTAAATCTTAGGTTTATTTTTTGCGGACCCTCATGTACTTCCAGAAATACATAGGACCCACCATTGTTTTGATTAATTATATCATTAATTTTTATCATATTTTCTTTAGATATATTTGAATTTGTTTTTAAATATATGGGCTTTCCACCAGAGAACTTACTTAAATCAAACTTTTCGCATGAATTTAAAATAAGTTTTGTTGTATAGTTTTCTTCATCCCCATCTCTAGAGATTGAACCACTAAGAAGAACGACCTCTCCATCGACAAAGAAGTCTTCAGAATAATTTTTAGATTCTCTTGGAAAAACTATAACTTCAATATCAGAAGATATATCTTCAATATTAAACTTATACATTCTCATGCCTTTTTTTGTTAGAATTTTCTTACTAGAAGATATGATTCCAGCTACAGTTACTCTGTTGCCTATTTCTTTATCTTTAATATCAACTATTTCATCAGAAATAGATGTAGATATTATGTCCCATATTCCATCTACAGGATTTTTAGATATATAAACACCAAGTTCTTCTTTTTCTTTTTCTAATAAACTTAACTCAGTTCTTCTACCAAAAGAATCATCTATATCTTCTTTAATCAATTCATCAAAAGCCCCTGATGCAGCAAGGTGTTCCATCGTGCCTTTTTTTAGGACTGCTATATTAGTTCTTCTTAAAAAGTCATGCATGGATTCATACGGTTGGTTTTCTTTTCTGTCTGTTAGAATGGCATCAGAAACTGCATAGCCTATTCCATTGATTGCCGACAAACCAAATATAATTTTAGAGTTATTAATTACTGTAAAATCTTCTTGAGAATTGTTTATTGAAGGAGGAAGAACTTCTATTCCTACTTTGCGACAGTCAGATAGATATAGCGATAATTTTTCTTTATTTCCTGCTACTGAGGTTAGAAGAGCTGCCATATACTCTGATCTATAATTAGTTTTAAGATATGCTGTAATGTAAGATATCATTGCATAACTTGCAGCATGAGCTCTGTTGAAACCATACCCGCCAAAGTACTCTATGTCAGAATATATTTTGTTTGCTTTTTCTGCAGATAATCCAGAGTTTCTTTGACAGCCATCAACAAACTTTTCTCTAAACAAAGCTATTTTATCCATAAGCTTTTTACCTATGACTTTTCTTAGATCATCTGCTTCAGCAGAACTAAACCCAGCAAGCTCTCTTGAAACACCCAATACATCTTCCTGATAAAGCATGATGCCTAGAGATGGTCCAAGAACTTTTTCTAAGTTTGGATGATCATATTCAATCTTTGATCTGCCATGCTTTCTATCAATGTATAGCTTATCCATTCCAGATCCCATTGGTCCAGGTCTGTACAATGATATAAGGGCCATAATATCTTCAATATTCTGTGGCTGAAGTTGGACCATTAGCTCTCTCATTCCAGAAGACTCAAGCTGGAATACTCCTATTGCGTTGCCCTTACATAATTCGTTATAGGTTGACTTATCATCCAAGGGAATCTTGTCGATATCTAAATCTATTTTTCGATGTTTCTTAACTAGCTTAACGCATTTATCTATTACTCCAAGGTTTCGTAGTCCAAGAAAGTCAATTTTTAAAAGTCCACATTGTTCTACTCTTCCCATATCCCATTGTGTAATAACTGGATTATCTTCACCTTTTCTCATAATGGGAAGATAATCAACTAGTGGCCCCTTAGATATGACTATTCCAGCAGCGTGCATACCTGTCTGTCTAACAAGGCCCTCTAAGCCAAATGCAGTATCTATAATTGTTTTGCTATCACTATCTGTTTCATAAAGCTTTACAAAGTCAGATACCTGCATGCATTCGGATAATGTCTTGGATACGCCCAAAACTGGTGGAGGAACAAGCTTAGCTACTTTGTCTCCAGAAATAAAGTCATAACCCAAAGCTCTGGCTGCATCTCTAATTGACTGTCTAGCTCCAGTCCTATTGAATGTGCAAATATGGGCAACTCTATCGTTTCCATACTTTTGTTTTGCATACTCAATGACTTTGTCTCTATGGCGATCGTCAAAGTCTAAGTCAATATCCGGCATTGACTTTCTTCCTTCAACTAGGAATCTTTCAAACATAAGACCAAACCTAATTGGGTCTAAGTTTGTAATATCAAAAGCATAGGAAAGAACGCTTCCAGCAGCAGAACCTCTTCCCCATCCTACTCTAATGTCATTTGATTTAGCCCATCTAACAAGATCTGAAACAACCAAAAAGTATTCTGGGAATCCCATATCTTTAACCACTCGCAATTCATGCTTGGCTCTTTCTAAAATGTGCTCAGGGAGAGGATCTCCATATTTTCTTTTTAATCCATCCCAAGCAAGTCTTTCAAAATATTCTATTGACGGCTCTTGTGTTGGAACGGGAAAATTAGGAAAGTGAATTTCGCCAAAGTTAAGATCAACATCAACCATTTCATTGACGTGCATTGTATTTTTAAGCCACTCGTCTGAAAATCTTCTTGACATATCTTCATATGATTGTAAATAAAACTCATCACCAGAAAAAGAAAATCTATCTGGCGTGTTTATATTAGAGTTAGTTGCCACGCATAGCATAATGTCATGCGCTTGAGCATCTGTTTGATGGACGTAATGACAGTCCCCAGTGGGAACTATCTTTGCTCCTATTTTATTTGCTATTTCAATTAACTGATCTGCAATTTTTCTTTGCTCTGGAAGACCATGGTCCTGCATTTCGATAAAGTAGTTTTCTTTTCCGAACTATGTCCTGCATTTTTTTTGCAGACATAAGGGCAAACTCGTAGTCATTTCTTAGTAGAGCTTGTGCAACTTCTCCGTTTAAGCATCCAGACAATACTATTATTCCTTCAGAGTGCTCTTCGATTAAAGAATGATCTACTCTTGGCTTTCCGTAGTATCCCTGCAAAAATGATTTAGAGGACATCTTAATAATATTATGATATCCAATATTATTTTTTGCGAGAATGGTTATGTGGTATGGACCTCTTTGTTCCCATTCATTTTTTGCTGGACCAGATCTTTCTTCTTCATCTCGATCAAATCTAGTTTTTCTTGCTTGATAAAATTCTGATCCAAGAATTGGTTTAACACCAGCTGCTTTTCCAGCATCATAAAAATCAAGCCAAGAATGAATATTGCCATGGTCAGTCGTGGCAAGGCCAGACATTCCTAGCTTACTAGCTCTTTCCAAATATTTATACACATCACCATGACCATCTAACATTGAGTAAACAGTATGGTTATGAAGATTGGTCCAGTTTTTCAACTAATTCCTCTGTCTCTATCAGACTGCTTTAGTGATCTATCTCTATTTTCTCTGTATGTTATTATAACAACTCCGCCACAATATTTACAAACTGGAGGAGTACCATTCTGTGCGAACTTGCTATCATACATATATTGCATTGGTTGATCTGATTTGCATTCAGAACAAACACCAATTACATCATCTTCATTTTCCATTTTTTTGTTCCTTTTCATTTATAGTGTCGTAGGCAAACCTAATAGGAGATGGAGATATCTTTTCTTGCGTTTCAACATACCTATTACCCACCTGTACCCACTTATTTTTTTTATCTAACTGACATGACCCGCATCCTACTCCAACAGAGTTGGCACGCTCGCAGGTATACGGTCTTCCTCCAACGCCCATTTGTCGTCTTTTAATCCAATCATTAATATGAGCAGATGATTTTTCAAAATTGTAGTCATGACATTTGCTAAGAATCTCATGAAGATACATGATTGACTCTTCTGTATAAGTTAATATAGAGCAAAGAAACAGTCTAGCTTCATGCTCTAGAAATCCAGTTGATTCAGCCTGTGCTTCTAATCTTTTTACTGCAGAGCAGCTGTTGATAAGTTTTTGTTTATTAAAGTTTTTATGAGTATTAGAAACTTCTTTGAAAGCCTTTGATCCATATTTATTAAAGTATTCTAACGGATTGTCTTTCTTTTTATCAGACTCTTCCATATCGTAGGTATATTGTCTATACCACTCATTTGCCTTATAGTTAAAAGATTGTTCTGCAACTTCAAGTGATTGAATATTTTCAGCATAGCTTTTAATATACTCAATATCTTTTTCGATTAGAATCTCATCATTAAATGGATTCAATAAAGTTTTATACAGATTGGTGTCTTGATGTTTTGATCCAGCCAATCTCCACATTCTTCTTGCATCATAGACGCTAAAATCTAAAGTTGTAAGTTCTAACTTACTTTTTAAATCATTTGCTATGTACCTATATATTTTTGGAAGATCTTTAGAAGGGCCTATACCTAATGAAAGTGGCTCGCACTCAATGTGAAAACCTTTCTTGCCAGTAAAATAAACAAGCACAGAGCTTTCTGGAATGCTTAAAACTAAATGGTGGTATAACTTTAACATTTCGTTTCTTGCTATGGACATATCTGAACTGTCTAAGTCAAAGTATAGTGGCCCTAATTTTTGAGATTCAGATATACTTTTATCTTTATAAGCAAAAACAGAAGTATATATTCCAGTGTTATTATTCTTATAACTGTATTCAGATACCTCATCCACGCTAAGCATCATTGGGTTTCCATTTTGTTTATCTCGTATTACTCTAGATAAAGATGGAACATATCTAGCAACTTCGTAATACTTCCATTGGGATATGTATTTGTTATCTTCAGATATTTTCATAGAGATCTATGATACCATCTTCTTCATCGTAGGTCCATAAGTAGATTGGATTAGATAAATCTACATCTTCCTTATGAGTTCTATAATAAACAGACTCAGTAATATAATAGTCTAATTTTTGTAATACTAGAAATCTTTTTTCTAGTCTGTTTTCTACTTCCAAATTAAAACATCCATCTTTCTTTGATTACATCATCTCCGTCAACAACATAATGAACCTTTGAGGCTATATTATCTGCTAAATGAACAATCATGTCAAGATAAGTTATTGGATTTGTTTCCGGCACTGGTGACCATGGACCTAGATGGCATCTAACTAATCTAAGAATAGACTGAACGACTTCTTCTGCAAGATAAATTGTAGAAGATTGATTTTCTGATGCGTAGTTTTTGTCATAGTCTTGACATCTTTTCACAAATGGTCCAACAGTATAGGGGTGCATTGGATCATACTGAAACAATTCTTTTTCAACGTCCATTCCCTTTGTTAGGTCGTGAAGAAGGCATGCTGCTAAAACAATGTCTCTATCGTCATCCGCAAGAGTGTGTGAGTCACACATCACATTTGCGGCTCTTACAACCCTCTTTGTATGTAGGACATTTCCGCCCTCATTATGCTCATCTATTGGATGATATTTTCCAGAGAAACTAGATGGTATCTTCCAAAAAGAATTTGCTCTTAAAAGCACTGATCTAACAAAAGACTTTATTGATTCATCTTTAATAAGATTAATTTCTTTTAATAAAGGTTCTAATATTTTATCTTCTTCTTTAATAAAAGATATTTCCTTTTTTGCTGACAGTATTTCGTCTAATATATCATCTTTCATTATTGCTCATTTCTTTTTTAAACCATCTATCCCATTTTGCGCATTGTTTATCATATGGACACTGCTTGCAGTAGGTCGTAACTCCTCTTCTTGAGGGGAATATTTTCTCTTCTTCTATTGAATTACTCCAATACTTGAGGGCATCTAAATCTTCACTATTTATTTCATACTCTACAAACTCAGGTTTAGAATGAATTAAATCATAGTATCCAAACTTTGCATTGTTTACTTTTTGCCCATAAGAGTGTTCAAATCCTTTGTGCATTACAGCAAAATCTGCAACGTGCATAAACTCATTTTTAAGCTTGTAATTAAATACCCACTTAACAACATGAATATTCTTATTCAAACTATATATAAGATCAAAAGAGTCCTCTATGTATAAAGATTTATTAATAGGTACGATAAAACTATTATCTATTCCCATTGGAATAATTTCTGGATCTGAATAATACTCAACGAGGTTAAGCAATGCTCCAGCAGCCTTGGTCGTTAAGCTAGACATGTTGCCGTATAGACTCTCATGCTGCTCATGTATTATGTCATAAGCCGTGGTGTCTTTAGGATACCATAGTTTTTGCCATCTATTTAATAGAGATGAATATGATGCAATGACTCCAGATTGTTTTTTGTAAAAGAAAAACTGTACTACGTTTTTCATTGTATTTTCAAATCTTTGAGTTATTAAATGTCTTCCACCGATTGTTTCAGGAAGATTTTGATTATGTCTAAAATCATACAATCTTTCGCATGTTTGAAAATCTTTTATTTCTTTAACTGTAATTTTTTTCATTATTCTCCTAGATTATTGACATAGATTCTGCTATTTCATCTATGTAAGACTGACCTTCTACTGAGGTGTATGAGTCGTTTGTGATTGGCTCATATTCTTCATATGTTTTTTTCTCATCTACATACCTAACTAAAGGAGAGTCATAAACAAAAGTGGAACCAGTTATGCGATTCTTTGGTATTTGAAGCTGCATGATTGTTTCGTCTTCTGAGTCGTCACCACTAATTAATTTTTTCTCGGTAATGAAAATAGTGACCGCACATTTTTGCTGAATAGCAAGTGATCCTCCAGTATCTGACTGTTGAACTACTTCTCTTCTTTCTTTCATTCTATTAGCGTTTTCTTGGGCAGTAATAATCAAAACGCAGTTCATATCTCTAGCTAACTTTTCAAGTCTGACCATCATCTCTTCGAACTCTCCCCATCTAGGCTTACCTTTTCCTGCCCCCCTAGTAAACATAGATTGAATAGTATCTATAACTACAACGTCTGGGATAGAGTCTGCATGGCCCATAATGTCTCTAAGCCATCTTTCTAGATCTTCAAAATAGGGAGTATCTGGATCATGTCTAACCATGAATCTGTCGCCCCACTCTGATAATCTATCCTTAAATACTTTAAGATTTTTTTCTTTTTGCTCTTCCGTCCAAGTTCTTGCTTCTGCATATACATTCTTCCCAATGATTTGCGTCATCAAAACTCTTTCCCAGTGCGTAACTGCTTCTTCAAAGTTTACGAACAAGACCTTGTATCCAGTGTCAGCCCAGTGATTAACCAAGCATTTTGCAAAGGTACTCTTACCCTTACCAGATGGAGCGATGATTGCATGCACAGCACCTTTGAAGAATCCACCTTGATCTGTGTAGCCCATTGCTCTATTTAAGGACTTATACTGCGTAGGCAAAAAGTTTGGTATGTCTAATAAATTGTCTGCTCTTTTTGATATGTCGAAAGCAGTTGTAACATTATCTAAAGGATTATAATTTAATTCTGTTTCAAGATCTTTAATTTCTGAAGTTATCTCAGAAATTCTCATTACATCTTTATCGGTTTTTTCACCTTTTTGAGTTAACAGTATTTGAAGCTCTTGTAAATAATCAAGCTGTTTTCTCTTGTTGGCTTTATATTTAATTATATTAACAACTGATTCTACAGTTGATAGATCGATAGACATAAGAATATCCATCATTGTGTCAACCCCAGCTACGCCACCCAAAGCTGAGTATATATCAGTTTCTGATTCTAACCATATCCTAAAAGCCACTGCATCTACTGTATCCAATTTTGTAGTATGATAATAAGATATTAATGCTCTATAAAATTCATTAATACCAGTTTGCCCATGTATTGAGCCAACTATAGACTCAGGAAGATTGGATTCAAAGAATCCTATAGCCCCTGGCGTTCTCATCGACAATGCAAAAACTTGATATTCAATTGGGTATTCTTCAGTTTTTTGAGGCTCTACTGATTCATCCATTTTTCTTTTTATTGTCTTTCATTTTTTTGTAATACTGCTTTCGTCTTTCTGAGTTAGCCTTTTTGGCTTTTATATAAAAAGGATTATTTTTAATAGACTTTTTTTCATTATCAATAGATTCTAAATCAGAATTGCGAATTGCATCTAGCATTCTATCATAAACTGATTGCTCAGTTAGTAAATCATTATATCTAAAAACAATAAGGGCAATACCATGCTGTTTGCATAATTCCATTTTTCTTTCATCTCTTTTTTGAGCTTGCTCAAACTCATATTTAGACTCAAAAAATCTTTGCGTATAATAGAAATGCTGTCTTCCATGATACTCTGCTGCAAGATTATACTTTGGGCAGTAGACATCTAATTTTAATCGTTCACCTATATGAAATTCATTAACAATTTTTTCTCCAGGAAGAAGCTTCTGCATTATGCTAGTTAATGCTGCTTGACCTCTCGACATCTTTTTATGATGTTCTTTAAGCCATGAAAGCCCCAAAGAGTTTATTCTTTTGTTAAGCTCATTGATCGATAGCCCAGATTCTTTTGCTATTTGTGATAAGGACATTTTAGTTTCAAATAATAGATCTATAAGAAACTCATTATCATCTAATGATTCGTCCCAGCTTTTCTTGGGCATTTTTATATCACTTTACTTTATTAAAGGACCTAGCTAATGTTAAGGATTTTCCTAAATCCATAATAGACATATTTGTTTTTTCCCAAATCTTTGGCGCTATTGCAGAACTAAACATTGGGCAGTCGAGAATGCATAAATTATGCTCTCCACTAAACTCAGAGATCTGAGCGGTAACACTATCTACTTTATCATAGAAGTCATTATAAGGAACTTGAATATAAGATGATTGATTTCCAAAGTTTCTTGAGATAAGACCTTCATTTTGAAAACTAATCACTAAAGCGTTTTGCTCTTTAAAATATCTATTCATAAATATTTTATAAACATCATGGCTATTATTAATGTAATAATCTAAATAGTTTGCATCATAAAAAACTTCATCATTTATGTCTCTTATTTTTGAGCTAGTTAACCCAGAAAGCTCTAGTGGTATGGCCTTTACAAAATTTTTATTATTGTTTGTTAATCCAGATATGACAGATCGAACAAAGTTTTTTGGAGGTCTTTTATCTCCTCTTACTTCGCCAGCTGCTGACAGTATCGAAGATCTTGTATAGGTTACAAAAGAAAATCTATCTTTAGATTCTAACATTGATGTAACTTTAATTATTGTTTGTTTTTCTGCTACAGTTTTCATTATTTATTCCAGTTCACTAATACAAAATTTGTATCCATTATTGATTCTATGTGCTGCAAGTTATGAAACTCGCCTTTATCTATTGATATATATCTATTATATTTTGAAACTTTATCTTCATCTCTAACATAACCTAAGTGCTGCATCATTAAGCCTGAGTGTAAAAAATAATTTCTTTGTCTAACCCATTCCACTACATAGGTAGGCTCTGAACCGCAAGCAAGTTTTTTGTCAAAAAAAGTTCCATGATCCCTATATCTAAAGATGCGAGAACTATTATTTGGTGCCCATAGCTTATCTACTCTATATTGAGTTTCGTTCCACATGTGGTAAAATCTTACATTTACCACATCATATGGCGATTGATCTAAAACATGTTTTAAATCCAAATCCCTATCTTGATAAAGCATTTCGTCACAGTCAATAGCAACCACCCAGTCACCTTCTTTTGCAAACTTCTCTAGGTTGCGCCAAGCGTTTGACCTTAAGTTGCCTTCGTTTTCTGTAAACAATGTTTTATCAGTCTTAAAAACTTCTGCATATTTAGATGCAATTTCTGCTGTATTATCATCAGAACAATCGTCTGTAAAAATAATTTTATCTACTTGTGTAGATAGTCTTTGTAATACTGGTTCAAGAAATCTATTTGATTCATTTTTTCCAACCATCTGTGCAATTATCATATTTAAATCCTAACACTAACAAGGCAGGGTAGGAAGAACCTACCCTGCCCCAAAAGTACTATTAAGCAGTTAACTCTTCTACCTGCTCGTGAGCTTCTACGGAAGAGATGCGCTCAATGTCTGTTGACTTTACGAGCACCTCACCAGCAACGCCTCGACGACCCATAGCTAGCTTTTGGGCATCGGTCTTGTTGTTGGCCTTTACCAATGTGGTATTGGTAACCGCAAAATACTTGAACTTGTTCTCTGACATTTTTTTTCCTTTTATTTAGTTGGATAATGGACTGCTATATATTCTATAGCATCTTGCAGGTTGTCTGCAAGCTTTGTGGCCATATATTTCATATATGGTCGATCTTTGTTTTGATTAGAACACATAACTATACATGGCTGATTGTGCATTTTGGCCCAAGCCATTTCAAAATCAGTTCCTATATAAGCTCTATCTTCTAGCATGTATTCTACCAGAAGAATGTCTGATCTCTTCTGCATAAATACATTTTTTTGAACTATTTCTTCTGCTGTCATAGAAGAGTCTTCAGGTATAGAAGTAGGATCTAATACCTTATAACCTCTCTGTATCAGCAAGAATGTTGCCTCTTTGCGCCAACCAGTAGCGTAATCTCCAACATAATCCATAGCACCTGCCAAATATACTGTAAGGCTCATGCTGGCCAAACATATTCTAAGTCTGATGGTTCGCTAAAAAATTCTGAGTAATACATAAAATCTTTTCTCAAAAGGTTTGATCTATGTGATCTGTGAAAATCTTCTGACCCAAACCATGGTGGCATTATAATAGCTGAGGAGTCAATTTCTTCAAATGCCATATTATTTTTATATCCACGATTCATCCATTCGGCTATGGTGTGATTTTGATACAGTTTAAGAGCTTCCTCATAACCTGTCCACATTCTTGTTACTGGATGATTGCGCCAACCTTTGCTTTCAGTTCTTTCTAATAAAATATTTAGAACCTGAAATGTCTCAACACGCTGTTTACCTAACCGACGATAGTCGAGCACTCTTACTGACTGTATAAAATCTGGGTATGGTAGAAATGTTTGCATTACTTTTCTTTCTTGAACTCAGTGAAGGTTTTATCTCCAACACCATAATACTCTCTTGCTAGACCAGATGCAACTATGTCTGTATTTAAACATGCCCCTGCTTCATTCCATACTCTAGCAAGAACTCTTCCATATTTTTCGTTCTTATCTATAATTGTTTCAATCTTTACTTTATGATTTGCGGCGGTTAACCACTGATCAGTAAACTCTTTAGCAGCTAAGCCCATCTTTTTTTCTTCAAGATTAGAAGTTCTACTCTCTGGCGTATTCACTCCATAAAGACGCACTCTACCCTTTTTTAGGGTGTCAAAACCAAGGTCGATAACAATATCAAATGTATCGCCATCAACTACTTTTTTAACTTCTGCGTTATATATCCAGGGGTTTAATTTATCTGTCATTTTAATCTCTTTCTATGCCCATGTGATCACATGCTTTTCTAAAAATTTCTCTACTAACTGGAAAGTACTTATCTGCATGACTAACTCCTTCGCCAGGCTTTGGCGTTGAAGCGTGCCAGCTGTGCCCAATTGATACAGAACCATCATAGACCACATTATATCCCAAATGTCTAGCAAAGTAGGAGCACCAGGTCTCTTCAAAGTAGTGAGGAGTGGGCAAGAATGCGCCTATTGCATTTGGGTATAGTTCTCGATATTTAGCGTTGTTTGTCATGTCATTCCATACGTCTCTTCTAACAAAGTATGCTGACCCAGAAACTGTTACGCATTCTAGTTGGTCTTTATAGAGAACATCATTTGGATCATGCTCTCTCCATCCCCTATGTTTTGGTGATGTATTTGTGCCAATAATGCCTGCGTGAGTTATGAAACCATTTTCATCTCTTTGCTTTGGTCCAAGTATGTGTATGTCTGGATTGTTAGCAAATATCTTTTCTATATTTAAACAATCTTCGCTTGTCATCCAAACGTCACCATTTAAAACTCCAACAATCTCTGCGGAACTAAAACTTGCCATCATATTAATAGCAGAAGAGTATCCAATATTTTGTCTTAAATATGTTCTATTGATCCAATAACGCTCTTCGTTTTCTCTTAACCATGGAACAAAGTCATCTGTTGAATCATTATCTGTAATATACAAGTTCCAGTTTTTTGTGAGCGCGCCATTTGGACTATACATATCTGAATGCAGAGTGTCCAAAAATCTCTGCAATAGTGTTCTAGTATTGTGGTTAACCACACATAAATCTATCATCATTACCACTCTTCGTCCGAGTAATCGTTTTCAGGATTAAAATAAGTTTTTTCTGACCATTCATATATCATCTTTGATACATCATAGCAAGATTGTTTGTCCTGTTGGCTTGTATATGTACTTGCAAGATTATTATAAGTTTCTGCTATGTGGTGCATAACTGATAGATCTGCAACAAAAATTGCTTGACCTGGAACAATCTTGATGGTTACTTTCTTTTTTTGATTTTGTTTTTTACTCATTTTCTTGTTTTTTCTTTTTTATTTCAGCTGCTTGCACTTCTTCGTCTGGGACTTTGTGTACGCATAGCTTTTTGTTATCTGGTTGATATGTTATAAACAATATTTTTTTATCTTGTAAAGTATACCCATCAGGTGGAGCAGATTCTAGCGCAATTTTTTTGGATGCGCAACCAAAAACCTGACTTAATCCATCATACATGACTATGTAATTTAACTTTCCAGCTGCCATTGATCAATCTCTCTTATTTCTATGTTATTTTTTTCTAGGAATAGTTTAACATTATTCCAATCTGAATACGAATCATCTTTAATATAAAACAATTTTTTTACAGTTGAGTTTACAATCAACTTTGCGCAGGTAAAACATGGAGGCCCATTGACATATATGCTCGTAGCCTTAGAACTATAATCTGAATGCAAGAACGCATTTTGCTCTGCATGAACAGCAATGCAGTTGTCGTATATCGATCCCGGCTGACTATTCATAGTATATCTTGGGCAACCGCCATCTTCGCAATGAATATGGTTTTTGGGCCCACCATTATATCCCATGCCTACTACATGACCATCTGAGTCAACAAGTATTGCTGCGTACTTCTTTTTTCCGCATGTGGAAAATATATTTGCAGCTTCAAAGCATAGTTTAATAAACTGTATATTTTTTCTTTTAATCATAGCTAACGATATATAGATAGATACCCTAGTATAAAAGAAACAAATATATTAATTGCTATAACAATAAACTTTGATCTTCCATTTTGCCCTAAAGCCAAAGTATATAAACCAATGTTCCAATTGATTAATGCTACATAGAGTAGCAGAAAAAAGAAATTGATCATTATGATCCCATTAATGCTTTCATTGACATTGGAAATTCTGGTTGAATAAGTTCATGAACAGCTTTTGCATATTTTTGAATCTCAACTTGAGAATCTTCTGACAATCTTTGCGTCAAGAATAAAATTACTGACTGAAGCGAACATGACCATCTGTATATTACGTACATAGAATAAGCTGGCAAAAATAGTCTAGCCTGTTCTGCTGCTATTCCACCTTCCATAGCCATGTTATATAGAGCTTCACCTTTTTCTGCATATACCATTAGCTCCTGTGTTAGCATTGAGCCAATAAATGGATCTGCAACGCCATGAGAGCCCTGCTTTTTGTCTTCTGGAGCTAAACGCCACTCGTCTGCTGCTGGAAAATAAAACTCTGGATCCATAGTAATATATCTTCTAGAGGACTCATTCCAAGAATCCATAGTGTGATCAGACCCAACAACATATTTCCAATGCTGTCGTGCCACCATTAATGGTGCTTTAAATTCAAAGGTAGCAAAAGCATGTCGAAAAGGCGACATATGATTTTCTCTTGCTAAAAAGTTTAAAAGCTTTGCATCTTGTTGTGTAAATTCTTTTGACTCTTTTGCAAAAGACGCTCTTGCTGCATTAACTACGGAAAGATCACTTCCCATTTTATCTACTAATCTTACATAACCTTTATCTAAAACTTGAATTAAATTATTCTCCATCATCACTTTCTTCTTCATCTTCAATCTCTATATATTCCTCTATTGTACCATTATATCCAATAGCTTCAGCGATAAAATCTTCGCTTATTTTGTACAATGGCCCTAATAGCTCAAACAAACTCGGATCTACTTCAAATGTTGCGTCACTATGAAGGGCATGCACTAATGCATTTATATTTAATACTGATTCTAAAAGTGACTCTTGCATATGTATTAGTTCTTTTATAATAGAGTTTTTATCTTCTTTTACAAGATCTTTAATTGAGTTTGAATTCATTAGCTCATTAAAAATCTTTTCAATTTCTTCACTATTATCTTCTGACATAATTTTATTTTTGATTTTCCTTTATCAGCTTTATCTCACATGAGTCTGTTGTGCAATATGATTCGCCTATAGCATCTGCTGCCATGCCTGCATATACTCCAGAAAAATCTATTGGAAACAGATTCATGCTTGCATCTGTGTACTCATTTTTCTCAATTTGTGTATAGGGCATTTGTGGATATGTTTCGTTTCCTTGTGGAAGGAAAGATACAGTCTTTAGCTGACCATCATACATGTGAAGGACTGTTCCAACGTGCTGTTTTTCTGTTTCTGAATTAAAAGAAATAGTAACAGAAACGGAGTTGTCTGACCAATATCTTTGTGCTGCTGCTGCCAATGCTGTCTTTTCAAAAATTGTTACATCTTTTTCAGATCTTTTTGCGTTGGATTTAATTGGGAAATATACAACAGATGTAGTATCTGGAGACTCTGACGCTGGCTCGACTCTATAGTTTGCCATTCTAAAAAGTGGCAACATTGGGTCGTCGTTAGAGAATCTAATTGTTCTATTAAAATATTCTCCACCAGGAGTCCAGTGAACACCAGGTGACTCGCCAGCAAGAATGGACACTGTTCCAGACGGCTTAACTGTTGTCATTTTAATTGATTCACGAACTCCAAGCCACTCTGAGTAAATGTTATCGTATCTTTGCACTGTTTTGTAACCATCATCCATCCACTCACGAAGAACCGGCATGCCGTTATTGTCAGCAAAATCTGCAACACCAGACATTGATGCTCCGATTCGACGATTGCGTTGCATAATTGCATTTGTTTCTTCCCAGTGGGTTGGCAATAAGGTAACTGTTTTAGCATAGAGATATGCAAACTTTAATGTTCTCTTGTAATCTTCTAATGAGTCATGTCTTCCTAGGTATGTTTCAACAAGGGTGCAACACTCATAAGACTCAAGTGACTGTTCTGCACATGGGTTGAATCCAGCTACTCGATGATCTTTGTTATTTACTGGATCAGCAAGTCGACCATACTTTCTGGACATGTCCATCCATATAACTCCTGGCTCACCGTTTCTAGCTATTCCATCGACAATCGCAGATAAATCTTGACCAACTGATACTTCTACCGAGTTGTTACTCATCCATCCCCATCCTGGATTCTCTGAGTCGTATGAATTTCTTTCAGGAAATACCTCCGAGTTCTTTAAGTTTAAGAAATCTTGATCATCAATTCTTCCGATAAGAAGCTCTGCTGATCGTCTTACATTTCCTGAAACAACACACACACCTATAAGGTTTCCTATGTCTGCAATGTCTTTTCTTGTTAATTTTTGTCCATTACGGCCAGTAAATATTTTGCGTATAGATTTGTGTAGCTTAATTAAAGGATCTGGCCCAGAAGCTGTTCCTCCAAATGTTTTAATAGGAGATCCAAGGGGACGTATCAATGAATAGTCAAACTCAACAGGGCTTTGATCAGACTTTAAGTATGAGTTAATTAATGCTGAAGTTGCTTCAGCCCACCCTTCGCGATCATCGCTGATGATAATGGTTACCATAGGCTTTTCTGACTCATAGATTGTGAAGTCTTTATCAGCACCCTTGTCATCAAATCCGACTCCAACTCCAAGCATTGATGCCTCCATCAAAAAAGCAAACGGCTTTGCTGGATTATTTTTTGTCATCTCAGAGGTAGAAACGAAGGCACAGTTTTGTAGGGCTGCTGAATTCTTTTGAACATTGACAATTTGCGTTCCCATCATCCAAAGGCCTCGACCTGGTGGAGTCCACTTAAGATTGAATAGGCGGTCAAAAGCTTCTTTTGCGCTAGCCTGTGCCTTTACGTCGTTCCAAGGGAGTCTATTCTTTTTGCAGTGATCCTTTTGAAGAGAGTACATTCCGTTAATAACACGCTCACAAACATCGACCCATGTTTCTTTTGTGCCATCTATTTTTTTTCTTGAGTATGTTCTAAGAAATGTAATTTCTCCAACAGAGTTACCCGCAGCATCTCTATAACCAAATGGTGCTTTCTTTGCTTTATAAGTTTCAACAAAATCATCGCTTATTTTAAAAGAGAATATGTTTAAATTTTTTGATTGTACGGACTCTTCTGCTGTCAATGGGGTGCTCATTAATTTCTTCTTTCTATTACTTAAAATTTTTAATGTAGTTTTTATTTGTTTTATTTATTTCTGCAGATTTAATCTTTATAATTTGATCTACAGAATATACTTTGTATATTTCTCTTTCAATAAAATATCCACTTTTCCAGTTTAATACTTTATCTACGCTTGCTTGATGATTGGTGAAAAGATTGCATATTATTGCTCCACCATAAATTTTTACAAGGTTTTTAATTTTTTGTATGCCTTCTTCTCTTTTTTCTTGAGAATCAAATTTTTCCTTGTCTAGTAAATCATATAGCCAGTTGTAGGCTTGACGAGTTATTGGAGACATATCAATATAATCAAATACTCCAAGTTGTATAACAGCTTTTCTATGCTGATCTATTTCAAGATCTTTCTTAATTATTTCCCTAAAGATAGAGAACCAATCTCTTTCATTAAACTGAGGCCATCCACCTACCCAAAACAATAGTGATGATTTATCTTCAGGTATAACGGTTTTATTATATATTAGAGTAAGGCATGCGCAAGCTACAGACTTTTTCACATACTCTTTTGCTGAGTCTTCATCTTTAAACTTCTTCTTTTGTGTTGACCAGAGGTAAGCAATCTTGGAATTCCAATCGCATTCACCTATGTACAAACTTAAATATTTTTCTGCTACGTCAAGTGGCATTGTTCCATCTTCGACCACTGTTGTCATAGACTGTATAGACATTATCAATCCTCTTTATCTCTATCTAAAGATATAAAACTGCTTCTAAAAAACTTATTCCCGCCCTTTTGACGAGGCGGGAATAATTTCTGTGCTCATTGATTATAGCACATATAAATTGTAGGTCTTCATAGTAGCAACGAAGATGTTATATTGAAGTACCAAATTTCTTTTTTCTAATGTTTTTCTCCAACAGAAGGTGCACACTAAGTGCCGCCCACGCAGTAAGAGGAACAATGCTCTTTAGTGGTTTATCTGTAAGTCTCCAAAAAGATCTAGTAAGTGTCTCTGCTTTTTTTGTTTTTATAGCGTACACATCATAAGCTAAGACCATGGATAAAACACCAAGCCATGCATATGTTCCTGATATTCTATCGTCTTTTTCTAGATTGATTGGAGACGAATAATAATCAGAGAGCTTTTGCAGATGGTACTCCGTACCACTCTTGAACTTTTTCTCTTCCATAATCACTCGTTACATTAGCCTGTCCATATCCAGATGTAAAAACGCTAGCACTAGGGACTCGGCTAACATCATCTGGTCTAAACAGTTCGAAAGATGCTGCCATTCCTGTAGTTCTTGGGCCATGTCCAACATTCACAAATATCTGTGAAGATGTTACACCATCAAAGATATAATTGCTATAGAGGCTATAGCTTGTTGTGCGGTCAGCGTGGCCATAACCAGATGGGAAAGCCGAGTTTCCTGTTAAACCTTTAAACTCAAGTGGTCTAAATCTTGCTCCATCGTAAGTTGCTTTACCGTCTGGGAATGTGCCAGAAAGAGGATGGACATAAAGTGTAGAACCATTAAAAAGCTGCGACAACAAAACGCTGCCAGGATGATAGCCAGTGCCTGGAACGTGATGATTGTCTGGAGCACCATCCAAAACGTGACTGGTGCTATATAGAGGGTAGTAGGAATATGTTCCGTTGCCCTTAGCCTTGCCTGTCATACTGGTGTATGGGTTGGTCATTGCAGCTGTAGTTCTTCCTTTAAGAACTGGTCTGCGACCTACATAAAAAGTAGCCATTTTGAATCTCCTTGGTGTACGCTATGTTATATATATAGTAAAAAGAATTATGAATTATTCAAGCAATCAATTAGGTATTATAGTCAGCTTCTATAATTAAATCTGACAATACAGGTGGTATTTTGTCCTCTAGCATATTTAAAGTAACTTCAATATAAACTGTAGAGCTTGTTCCTGGATTCACCAGTACATAATTTGATCCAGATTTATAGAAAACCCTATGAGAAAAGGCGCTAGACAGATTTGTTTCAGAAACATTATATGCCTTTGGTGACACATTGGTAATCGAAGCTATTGTCTTACCACTTGGGGCATCAAACTTAATAAAAGCCCTACCCTTTGGTAGAAACTTACTGTATTTTATATCCAAATCAGAAAGACCATAAGTATAGACATACTTAGCATTTTCGACAACATAGTTCTTTTGTCTTAATAGTATTCTAAAAGCTGTAATTGACTTATCTCCATAATAAAAACAGAGTGGTCCTGAGTTTACACAGGTATCTGATCCAATTGTTGACCATCCTCCTGGCGGAATCTTTGTTACTGCATCGTAGTTATTTTCATAGAGACCTGTTGAATTTAATGGAGTGTAGACATCAGCGTCTGACATGGTGGGGTTGCTCTTTGTCGTATACTCTACCTTGACTACGTCTACACCATTTGACGGATATGGAGAAAGTGTCAACATGTTTGAAATAGTAGAGCCTATTGAAGTAGAGCTGGGAACCTTTACGTATAGGTAGAGGCTAACTCCAAGGGGATTTGGAGCGTTCAAGATTACGTTTCTTCTCCAAACTTTATCTGGTTGATTTAGAAATGCATTTACAACTGGAGTTGTATCTATGATTGCGCCATTTCCATCTCCACCAGGAACATTTGTGTCAATTCTTGTTTCTAAGAAATCAGGAATTACCTGTCCTTTTGAGGCATTGATAAATTTTATCTTAGAATGCGAAGAGCCAGATACTACTGGCAGTGTTAAATGATTATACTGATCATTGTAATCTAAAGCTTCAGAAGAAGAAAGGGCGTAAGATGTGGCAACAAAGGGAGACGCATCTATCTGACTTTTTGAGAACAAAGATATTTGGTTTGTATACTGACTTTCAATAGTTCTTATTCTATCAAATAGATCATTTACAGCATTTGTTAAGAAAATATTATCTTTTATAACTCTTTCAATTAATTCTGCTATTTTTTTATCAATAATTCCATATTTATTATATAAATAAACAAGATCAGAATAGTTTTGCTCGACTCTTTCGTTCCAGTCTGAACTGGAAAATGGTCCATGATATTGTTGTGGTTTTTTTTGTGTATATATAAATTCTGACATAACTACCTATTTATTCTGCGTTAATTATTTTTTCTATAGTGTTTAATTTTTGTGACATATTTTGTATTTTAGATGAATTAATTTGATTTGAAAAAAAACTTAAATCATTTAGATAACTTGGCGTTGCCGAAACAACTACATACTCGTCTAATGTTCTATCATATGAAATTTTTTGACCATAAATAGTCATGTCCATTTCTTGGTAGTAATAGTAACCGAGGAGTTGCAGAGTCCAGTCTAGCATTGAGAAGGTTTGCAGCCTCGTCATAGAGGACATTTAGGCTCTCTATATTTTTGTCCAATCTAGATATGTCAACAACAAATTGATCAAAATACAAGTTAATATTTTGAGAGCTTATCGGAGCATTTAGAGGCTGCCTCTGCCTGGTCACAGCTGGCTGTATAACATTTTGCCTTCTGTTAAATAAAGAGAATAACTTACCCATAAACTTCCTAATGCCTAAACTTAACTGTATACGAATTGATTGATGGACCCGTATAGACGTTTGATCCCCTAAAGAGATCTACTCTTACTCTAATCGAACTTACATCATTGTCTGTATTGTAATTATAATACACTCTACTACCAGATATTATCTCTTCTGATCTTCTGTATACTATTTCGTATACATTTTCATATTGTATAATAGAAAATACATTGTCTTTATTAGAATAGTAATTTCTTAAATCTTCTGTTTTTACTTCATACAAATAATTTTTATAACATTTTATACCATTTAATGACAATATAGATCTATTTTCTAGTATTGATATGCTGCCGTTAAATGCTGTGTTTGTTCCTGATGTATTATTAGATGACTTATTAATAATAATAACAAGGTTATTTGGGCCCCTTTTAAAAGACCAAGTTATATTAGCGGAAAGTATTCCAGCAGAAAGAATTTCATTAGCTGTTAAATCAACTCCATTTAAATATATCTTAACATCCCAATATTGAGCTGATAGATCCTTTAGGAAAGCTT